GGGGCGATCGTTCCGCCGTTTATTATTAAAAAAGGAGTGATAACGTGGCAGAATTTACTAATAGCAATATTGTAACCGTGGCAGCGGGGCAGAATTTACCGCTCACAGAGACAGCCGTAAAGTGCGGTAGCTGTATTACACACCGGGAGGGGGCAGGAATTGTGACCCTTAGAGGCCTTACAAACCAGTGCAGGGCACGTTATAAAGTCAGCTTCGGCGCTAATATCGCCATACCTGCCGGTGGAACTGTGGCACCTATTTCTATTGCCCTGGCAATCGCCGGAGAGCCATTAAATAGTGCGACAGCAATCGTAACACCTGCGGCCGTAGGCGAATATTTTAATGTATTTACAGCGGCATTTATTGACGTTCCGCGCGGGTGCTGCATAACGATCGCGGTTGAGAACACGTCTACGCAGGCAATTAATATAGCCAATAGCAATTTAATCGTCGAGAGAGTAGCGTAAAGGAGGGCAAAGAATGGAATCATTACACAAATTAAAAAAAATGATGTGCAGAGAGCTGGACGAGATTTCCAACAAAGGCGATATGAGCGCCGGGGATTTGGAGGCAGTCCACAAACTGACAGACACAATTAAAAATATCGACAAGATTATGTATCTGGAAGGTGGTAGCGAATACAGCCGTGGCGGCGACTGGGACACGTCAGGAAGATACAGTCGCGGGCGTTATCCTGACATGGATTACGGCGACTATAGCAATGCCCGTAGAGGTCAGCACTATGTGAGGGGTCATTACTCTTACAACGATGCAAAAATGCAGGTAAAAGAGACCATTAAAGACATGATGCATGACAGTAATCTGTCTAGCACAGATCAGGCGGCTCTAGGCAGGGCGTTAGCAGAATTAGACCGATAAAAGGAAGGGGTGCCGCAATGATTAATATGAGCGAAATTAATGCCGAAATTGCGGCATTAGAGGCAGGAAAAACAACCTACGCCACTTGCGAACGGCTTTCGATTTTATACAATGTACGCAATAATTTGGAGCCAGATAAAGCACCAAACCAACCAACACCAAAAACAGCATATTATTCTTACGCATCCGAGCCGGAATCTGAATTTAAGGAGGTAGCCCGGAAAGCAGACTTTGAGCATTTGCTGTATGTACTTGACGAACACATGAAAGCCATAGAAGCAATGTATCCGCGTGAATATCGTTCGGTTTTGCGAAAAATAAAAGAGGGCGCTTGAAACGTCCTCTTTCTTTCTGTATAATGTAACTGTATCTCCTTTATTTTTAATATTTTGTTATACAGTAACTGGTTTTAACCCGGTGGTTACGGCTAGTTACTGTATAACAAAAACTAAAAAAATATAATATCCTCCACAAATTCGTTGGGGGATATTTTTATCTCTTTTACAATACTTTTCCAAAACACCTGCTTGCCTTGCTCGTCCAACTGCATATACATATCTTTCCAACCGTCAGGAAAGCTGCTTTGTATTTTTTCCTTAGTTTCCAACTCTTCCGTTGCGGCGGTCTGGGATAGTTCTTTTAATTCCTTCGATATAGCCTCATATCTTTCGTCATAGTATTCTTCTGTTATCCTGCCTTTTTCAAACATCTTATTGATTCTTCCCAGCTCACTGGATAATTTTTTCTTTCTCTTTCCCACATCGTTTCCGGCTGCCTTCACACGACCTTCCGCCCTTAATACATCTAACTGTATTTTTTCTTCGATGTGATCAAGCATATATTTTTCTAATTTTGGTTCAGATCGCGTGTATGTTTTGTGCTTTTTCGCAGCAGATCGAGGGCATTGATACACTTTATACCTCTTTTCTTTCTTGGCCATCGTGCGCCCAGAAAATCTGTAGCCGCAAATCGGACAACGTATCAGCCCGGAGAAAATATAAATCCGCCTCTTACAATTTACCCAACTTTTTTGGCTGGAGACCTCTTTAATTCTTTGTGCCTGTTCCTCTGTTATGTATGGCTCGCAGTAGTTCTTTACACCGTACATTTCCCCATGGTACGCCGGACTGGACATGATTTTCACTATCCTAGTTCTGGTTCTTATAAAATCAGGGTATTTGCTCAAAATATAGTCGGCGGTGCCCCATTTGGAAAACGTCTGGAAATAATGCTCAAACATATCCTCAATTATCCCTCGCATCTTTTCGTCTTTTACAATCTTTTTCCCTTCTACGCGATACCCAACAGGCACTTTTCCACCTATATACTCTTTGTTCTGACGTTTGAACTCCATAACAGACCGTATTTTCTCGCTGTCTCTGTCTGCCTCTGCCTGCGCTACGGACAGCATAATATTTACTTTAAATATTCCCTGACTTGTTTCTGTCTCGTAATCCTCCCAGATAGCCCTCCAAGGCACTTTACACGCATCAAGGACACTTTGTACCTCATAGTACCCTGCAACGGCTCTAAACCACCTGTCGAGGCGCGTGAAGAGTATTATATCAATCTTGCGTTGCTTGCAATCCTCAAGCAATTGTAAAAGGGCAGGGCGTTTTGTGTATTTTTTACGTGCAGATATGCCGGCATCGTTATAAACACCGGCAACCGTATAACCCTGCTCCTCGCAATATTTTTCAAGTGCGGCTATCTGTGAATCAACAGACAATCCACTGTTCTTCTGCTCTTGCGTGCTCACACGCACGTACAAAGCACATCTTTTCATTTATTTCCCTTCCTGCCTTCGTACCTCCGGGGCGGGTGCTGCTAATTTTCACTAGCTTTCTCCTGTGCAACCTTTTCTCTGTACTGATTGCGATCATCTATATATTTTTGCAGATCTCTGCTTTTCCCACGCTTAATATCTGCTATGCACAGCTGTATCTTTTTTTCTCCTTTTCTGCAATAATCGGAGCAATACAAATGGGATGCTAATTTCATCCCGGATAATACGACCGGGGTAAAAGGGCGTTTACAGTACTGACAAACATATAATTGATTTGCCCTCATTTCTGCCTTTTTTCTCTTTTTTTGCTCATTATTCTCCTTTCTTCGCTTATTGTAACTGTCTAACCCTATTAACCTACATTTTGCACTGCAATATTTTTGCAAGCCCCCCTCAACAACATACTCTTTCCCACAAACAATACACCTGTCTGTGCTTCCGAGGGGGCGTTCTGCCCCATAGTATTTATTAGCTTGCTTTCTTCTATCGTCTATTTTCCTCTGACAGTCAGGGCACCTAAAAGATTTAGGTCCGCCTATAAATGAGCGGCCACAATCTTCACAAATTTTTTCTTGCTTTGTGCGCTCTGCCCTCAATTTTTTGGAGCAATCATCGCAAAAGTATTTATCTGCCAGTCCCCAGAACGGTTTTCCGCAATTCTGGCATATTTTTTCGTGAGTCCTTCTTGGCATTAGCACTTCCTCCTAAAAGATATATAAAACCTCCGCATCCTCCATGATGATGTCACCATCGTTGATGTCATATTCTACGCGATCGGAACCGAGAACAACAAATTTTTCCTCCGGAAGGCAGCAAGGATATTCTTTTTTAAATCTTTCAATGGCCTTCTCGATAATCTCAAGATTTTCCTCATCACTGTCCATGTCGTCAAAAAGTATGGCTCTTGCGGACGTTCCGTCCATCTCCTCTGGCTCTGTCTGATATGATGATAAATCGTTCTCAACGTCCCAGTAAAAGGAGTTGCGTGCGATGTCACCGACTTTATAATTTTCATCGGCACAGGTTCTTCTAATTCCAAAACTATCATAGCTGTTATTTTTGATTGTTTCTAAAACTTTTTCGTACATTTTTCTTTCTCCTTCTTAGTAAACTACACACTCTTTAGCTACAACTGCTCTGAGATTTTTAAGGGTAGATACCCATACTTTTTTAGCTGAGTCCCATTTTGCAGCGAAGATGTATTTGATGTGCTTTCTCGCTTCGTAAGTTTCTCCGGAGATTTCTCCGTTTTCAAGGTTGATTGTTAAGTCATGACCGCTAAACATAACGTCAACTACTTCTGGCATTTCCTTAGCCAATACTGCCTGCTTAGCTTCTCTCCATGCATCTCTTAAGCAAGCGCTGAAGCTCATTCTAGGATATCTTTTCTTTGTTTCCCATGCGTTTTTCATAATGTTTGATAAGTTGTATCTTTTAACTGTTTTTTTCATTTCTTTGTATCTCCTCTCTTGATTTAATCTTATTGTACACGATAATGACTATTATGTCAAGAGAAAAATACACGAAAATATATTATTTTTTATATTCCACGATGTCGCACACCTGACAGTCTAATTTCTCGCACAAATACATAATTGTATCTATGTTCACGTTTCTGTCGTGCCGCAACTTATTGACCAGTGCCGGGGAAAGATTAAAACTTTCCTTATCTAATAGGTTAGAACGCTTTAATCCTCTGCGTTCTAGCGTGTCCCATAAATTACTATATGAGATACTGCCTTTGTATATGTTACTTCTTTTTCTTGCTCGTGTTTCCATTTAAAAACCTCCTTTAATCGTTATAAATATATAGTACATTATTTTGAAATAAATATCAAGAAAAAAATAATATATTTTCGTGTATTTTTCTCTTGACATAATAGTCACTATCGTGTATAATATGAGTAAATCAAGAGAGGAGATAAAAGGAAATGAAAAAATACAATTTATCAAAAATCATGAAAAGAGCGTGGGAGTTAGTTAAAAAGGCAGGTCTTTGCATCTCCGAAGGATTAAAATTAGCATGGAAGGAAGCAAAGGAAGCAAGAGAAATGATGAAATTTGAACGCGGACAGATATATCAGAACGGAGAAGATAACATATTTATTAAGTCCGCGTATGGTAGTACAGTCAAATTCATTGAAGGATATTCACCGGAAGCACTTCACGATATGCAGGAGTTACCAGTAGAAAGCTTAGTGGAGCACATAAAGAAATATGGTTATAAAAGAGAATCCCCGGAAATAGAAGCGTTCGTAAATGGCTGGGCGTAACCAGCCGAAAACAATAAGCAATTAAAGAAGGAGAGAAGAAAAATGAAGAAATGGAATATTTACAAAGCCACACGAGAGATTAAAGAAAGAGACATTTCAGAAATAGTGCAGGGGTGTACATTTTTCTGCGATGCTGTTTTTGAAGAATTAATAAAATCTTGCGACACATTAGAAGAAGCAAGAGAAGTTTTAAAAAAATATAAGACAGATATTACCTATTATTCCGGAAATACCGAAGACTGCTACCTGATTACGGAATACTGTATTTTGCCAGAAATCTATGACGAAGACGGCGAGATCGTGGAGTCCGGCGACACCGTAGAAATTACAGAAATGAAAATCGCTGTCGAGGACGAGGAGTGGAATGTTGTAAAAACGTTTGACAACCTCAAAGAGGCGGACGACTTTGTGCACAATGATGAAAGAGAATTGACACTGGTATATTAATTTAGAACGAAAGCACTTGTTTCGACAGGTGCTTTTTTATTATTTTGAGGAAAAAGAAAAGAGAGAAGAATTGGTTCTTCCCTCTTGTTAGTTCTCCTATTAGTGGACTAACTATTTTAAATTAATAGTTACTTTCTTATCTGTCCAAAATGAAGCACTATATTCTAAAATCACTTTCTTTGCATCTTTTGGCACTTCATAATATGTCGTAAAGCTTACGTTCTTTCCCGGAGACAAATTAGTGTTGACAAAATCACTGTCTCCTATGTATTGCTGTTCGCAAGCTGAATTATCTGCATAGCATTCGCAATCAGATACAGATACATATTTGTCACCTTTTTCTGCAACATTTTCGCAAGTAAAGTCTACAGCTACATATTCACATCCATCTTTTGGAGTAAAATACTCTCCACCATCATATCCAAATTCAGCCTTTTTAGCAGTTACTTTTAAACCGTCATTCTCAAAAGATTCGCCAACCTTTACGCTGTCTTTCTCTTTTGTTTCTTCCTTTTTAGCAGTTTCTTTCTTGGCTGCTGTTGTTGCAGCACTCTTTGTCTGAGAATCAGTGGAAGAACTGTCATCGTCACCACCACCCATTGCCATTCCTAAAACAGCCAGAACGATGATAATGATAATTACCCATTTCAGCTTGCCGCCCTGTTTCTTCCGGCAATGAGGACACACTTTAGCTTTTGCGTCAATTTCTTCTTTGCAGTACTTACAAACTTTAGTTTTTTCCTTGCTCATATTTTCTGCTCCTTTTTCATTATTACCATATTGCAAATATTAGCAAAATGGTTTGTTGTAAATAATTATATAATAAATAAAATGATTTGTCATTATAAAACTGAATAAATTTGCATATTTTCTTTAACCAAAACATAAAAAATATTATAGCAAAGACTCTTGATAATCCAGAACGAATTTTCTATAATGATAATATAAAGTATCGCTTATATTGAGAAAGGAGTAACAATGGGAGAAGAATACAGAGAGGAAATCATAGCATTGTTAGACAAAATAAAAGATGCAGGCGCATTAGCTTACCTGCATACTTTTATAAAACTTTTTGCGGAGAAGTGGGGATGACCTACTTCTCTGTTTTTCTCGAAAGCATTGATTCAATCATATCCATAACAATTTTCTTATCCCTTTCTTCCAAGAGAGAAAATTTTTCTAAGAATCTAAAATCATCTTTTGCCGCTTCGGGAGTTAATACCTTTTTCTTTGGCACATCAAAACCCATAAGCCACATAGGCTCAACACCTAATACTTTCGCCATCTTGCCGCTACTTATGTTAGACGGTTGATGCGAACCATTTACATACTGGCTGATTGATGACTTACTAACTTTAGATTTTTCTGCTAGTTCTTGCGGTTTTAATTTAGCGTCGGACAATGCTTCTCGTATTCTTTTTGCGGTAACCTCGTGTTTCACAAAATTTCTTCCTCCTTTCTACATATTAATGATAACATAACAAAGTTTAACTTTCAACAAAAAAGTTAAATGATTTTAAACTTTTTTGTTGACATTCTAGTTAAACAGTGTTAAACTATAAATGTCTTCAAAAGAAGGGAGGGTTAAAAGATGCCATATAAATATAATAAATTAAGAGGGCGAATTGTTGAGAAGTTTGGCTCACAAGAAAAATTTGCGGAAACCTTGAAAAAAAGTAATGTTTCCGTATCTAGAAAAATGAATGGAAAAGTCGGTTTTTCTCAAAATGATATGGTTGAATGGGGAAACCTTCTTCACATTCCATTAGAAGAATATGGTGAATTTTTTTTCACTTAAAAGTTTAACGTTGTTTAACTTTTGAGAAAGGAAGGTGACTAGATGAAAAATATTCAAATCTTCGAAAACAATGAGTTTGGTTCAATTCGGACTCAGATAATTAATGACGAACCGTACTTCTGCTTAGCGGATGTTTGCCACGCATTGGACCTTGAACAACCTAGCAGAGTCAAATCAAGATTAAAACCCGATGGGGTTACTACTGGTATGGTCATCGACAGTGTAGGCAGGAGACAAAATGCAAACTTTGTGAACGAACTTAATCTTTACAAAGTAATCTTCCAGAGCCGCAAAGAAAGTGCAGAACGCTTTACCGACTGGGTAGCCGGAGAGGTTCTTCCGTCCATCAGAAAGACAGGGAGCTACCAGAAACAGCTATCTCCTCAAGAAATGATGCGTATTCAGTTAGGCATGATAGACGACCACGAAGACCGCATAAAGAACCTTGAAAGCAACATGGTAATTGACTATGGGCAACAGCAAACACTGCGACAGCACGTCAATAAAGCTGTTTTAAATGCATTAGGTGGCAAGGACACAGAAGCCTATGCATACATCAGCAAAGTTGTATTTGCAGAGTGCAACAGGGATTTGCAAGACAGATTTAAAGTTAATAGTCGAAACAATATCCCTCGCAAACGATATGAGGAAGCTATTGACTATGTAGACAACTGGGAGCCGAAAACAAACACAAAGTTGAGAATTGACGAATATAACCGTCAACAGAGATTCGAGGTATAGGAGGTAAAAAATGAAGGTTATGTACAATTTACTGACCATCATGTCAGTAGCGTTGGTTATCTGGATCTCGTCCAGTTGGGTTGGTGTAATGACACATACCGCCGGAAAAGATTATAGCGATTATAATTTTTTCGTGATGTTAGGGGGTGAATAAAAAAATGAATGAGCCTCCAAGAAAAGAGTATGTTATTAGATTACTCTACACCCTCTTAGGACGACAACAAGGTGTAGAGTATGACAAGGTGTTTTACACTGATAAGGACGACGTAGAACACGAGGTAAAAAAGGAAGAGCCCTACCATTAAGCTCTTGCCAAATAAAACATAACTAGATTTTACAAAAGACTTGGCAATTTGTCAAGATAGGAGGTAGACATGGCAGTAATGAGAATAAATAAAACGACAGACTACACCGTTATGTCGAATTATCATTTTAGAGAAAAGGATATGTCTTTAAAAGCAAAAGGTCTACTGAGTCTTATGCTTAGTTTACCGGAAGACTGGGATTTCACAGTTAAGGGGCTGGCAAATTTGAACAAAGACGGCGTAGACGGCGTAAGAGCCGCATTAGAAGAGTTAAAGACGTTCGGATACCTGAAAGTGACTCGTGAGAGAAACGAAAAAGGACAGGTAAGCGGTACAGTTTACGACATTTACGAAAAGCCAACACAGGAAAAACCTGTATTGGAAGAACCTAAAGAGGAAAAGCCTATATTGGAAAAACCAATACAGGAAAAACCTATGCAGGAAAATCCAACGCAATTAAATACTAAAGGAATAAAATACTTAAATAATAAAATACTTAAGGAATCAAGTACTAAAGGAATAAAAGAGAGTGCGCGTGCGAAGAAAGAACCGGAACAGTATTTCGAGGATGAAGAACTTAACTGTAAGTTTTTGGAATTCCTTGCTATGCGTAAGAAAATCAGAAAGCCAGTAAGAACAGACAGAGCTTTGAAAGCTTTACTCAAAAAATTACACGAGCTGTCCGGCGGAGATTTGGGAACGATGAAAAAAATCATTGACCAGTCGTTGGACAAGGAATGGTTAGGATTCTTTGAGCTGAAAACAGGTAACGACAACACGAAGAACATTAACGACCGACTGTACGGAGATATACAGCACTGGGCAGCACAGAAAGAACAGGAGGGAGGCGGAATGTATGACGACTTCGGAGTTTTCTAAAATCGTAGCCGCACTAAAGACCGTTTACACGGCTCCGGGATTTGTTCCCAACGAACAGGCGTTAGACATGTGGTACCGCTTGGTAGGCAAGAACAACGACTACCAGACAATAAGCGTGGCGGCACAGATGTACATGACGACCGGTAAGTTCCCACCAACACCGGCAGATATTTTAGAGTGCGCCAGTAAGCTCAAAGCGGAAAGCAGCTACTTGAGTGAGCAGGAAGCATGGGCGACAGTATCAAAGGCGTGCGGTAACGGGATTTACGGTTACAGAGAGGAGTTTGACAAACTGCCCCCTACGTTGCAAAAGGCAGTAGGAACGCCACAGACGCTTCACGACTGGGCGGTAGTAGATTCAGCGGACTTTCAGACGGTCATACAGTCAAACTTCCTCAGGAGCTACAGAGCGGCGTTAGAAGCACAGAAGGAGATAGACAAGTACCCGCCGAAGCTCCGAGAAATGATACAGGCGGCGGGAGCAATAGAGCGAAAAGAAACAGTACCAGAACTACCTACACTGGGAGAAATAGTTGGACGGTTAGAGCAGGATAATAAAAATTATACCCCGGAACAGTGCGAGGGAGCGTTAGGGGATTGGATAGCAGGAAAGAAAGAGAGGCTAAGTTATGGATACGATGATTAATATAACAGGAGTTCCGGCAAAGGAATACGACAATGAGGTGATAGGAAAAGGAGTAATCCCGGCAGAAGTCACGATTACTGTCAAAGACAAAGAGGTGGCGCAAGGGATGCTCGAATTGTTTAGGACGGGCGTTGAAAGAAGCAACGACATGAAAAGGATAGAGGCATACGCCAGAGGTTACAACGAACTGAGAAAGGCTATTAAAGAGACATGGGGTACAGGAAATGGAACGAGGATTTGACCCGGCTAGAGAGTATTTAAAGACGCAGCGCCTTGAGGCGGAATATGAGTGTAGAACAGCACACAAAGCAATCAAACGAGGTGCGGTGAACTACAACGAATACGAGAGATATGAGGAGGAAGAACAATGAGACTATATGAGATTGACAGTGCGATCATGGACTGCGTAGACGAAGAAACAGGAGAAATTATTGACCTTGAAAAACTTGAGGCTCTCAACGTCGAGAGAGACAAAAAGGTGGAGGGAATCGCGCTGGCGGTGAAGAATTACGCCGCAGAAGCAAAGGCAATCAAAGAGGAGGAAGAAAAGCTTGCGAAACGCCGTAGAAGTTGCGAGAACGCCGCACAGAGGTGCAAGGACTATCTGTCCCATGCTCTTGACGGCGAAAAGCTCAAAACGGCAAGAGTAAGCGTATTCTACAAGAGCAACGAGTCTGTGACTATTGACGATTTAGGCAGCCTGACAGAGGAATACATCAGGATTCCAGAGCCACAGGCGGACAAGGCAGCGATTAAAAAGGCGATTAAAGCCGGGAAAGAGGTCACAGGGGCACATCTTGAGACCTCAAAGAGTGTGATCGTGAGGTAAGAAAAATGGGAGATGTTTACACAAAGTTGCAAAAAATTCAAGCAGAATTAAAGGTGCCCAAGAGTAAATACAGTGATTATGGCGGCTATAGTTACAGGAGCCTAGAAGATATTTATGAAGCGGTAAAGCCGTTACTGAACGAGGAGGGATTACTTTTAACCCTAGAGGATAAAATTGTCATGATAGGAAATCGGATATATGTCAAGGCAACGGCAATCCTGCGAGACACAAAAGACGATAGAACAATCGAAACTGCTGCATACGCAAGAGAAGAAGAAAGCAAAAAGAAAATGGATGTGGCGCAAATCACTGGATCAGCGTCGAGCTACGCGAAAAAATATGCATTAAATAACCTTTTTCTCCTCGATGACTCGAAAGACGCAGACACGGACGAGTATAAAGAAAATGAAACCGTGTCGATGGCGGAAGCAAGAAGTTTATGCGGTTTGATGCGAAAGAAGGGCATGACAGAGCAGGAAATCACAGAATGGGGAAACAACATGGGGCTGAAATCATTTTATGAAATTACACGCAGACAATATGCCGAAGCCATGAAGGAATTAGGACTGAAATAGCATGGATTTAACTGGAAAAATAAAAAACTTAGCGGTGGATTATTTTAGCAAAAAGATAACAGTTACCCTGGAAATCAACGAGGCGGAGCGGTTTATAAAGGGCGTGGACGAGCTGAAAAAATTGGAAAAGCTGTCCATAATAATTAAACCGTTCCGCAAGAAAAGAAGCCTGTCGGCAAACGCCTATTTCCACGTCCTAGTCACCAAAATAGCGGAGAAAGTCGGAACGAGCAAGGCAGAAGCAAAAAATTTAATGATAGGCAGATACGGACAGCCAGAGCTGATAAAAGGGGACATAGCAGTTTTAAAAACTAACGTCCCAACCGACATCATGTACAAAAAAGAGGACGTTCACACAGTTGCGATAGGACGGCGGCTAGAAAAAGGCAAAGAGGTAGTGTTTTACAGGCTCATGAGGGGCTCACACACCTACGACAGCCGGGAAATGAGTGAGCTAATCAAAGGAACGATACAGGAAGCAGAAGACTTAGGAATTGAAACGCTAACACCAAGAGAACTGGAACAAATGCTAGGAAAATGGAAGCCAAGAAAGGAAAAAGAGAAATGAAAAAATTTGAATTAACAACAGAATTTATCACAAATGCGCTTGGAAAAAAGTTATTTAGAATTAAGGCGCTGATTGAATTCGGGGACGTGAAAGCTGGAGAACTTGGCGGATATGTGGAAAAAGAGGGAAATGTATCGCAAGACGGCGATGCATGGGTTTCCGGCGACGCATGGGTTTCCGGCGACGCAAGGGTTTCCGGCAACGCAAGGGTTTACGGCGATGCATGGGTTTCCGGCGACGCATGGGTTTCCGGCGACGCAGATTATGCGCTGATACAAGGCTTCGGGACAGAATTCCGCTGCACAACTTTTTACAGGAGCAAAAATAAAAAAATAATGGTTAACTGCGGATGCTTCCATGGAGATTTAGAAGGATTTAGAAAACAGGTAAAAGAAACACGAAGCGGAAAAATAGAAAAAGAATACCTGATGATTGCTGATTTAATGGAATATCATTTTGCAAGCGAGGATTCTGACGATGAATAGCGTACTACAAACAAAAAAAGAGTGTTTTTTCTGCAAAACGACTAGAAATCTGCATAGGCATCACGTCTTATATGGCAGTAGCAACAGAAAACAAGCCGAAAAGTATGGTTTTACAGTTTATTTGTGCTTGAATCATCATACCAACGGCGGCGAGGCAGTACATCGCAACCCCAACGGACCACTAGACAGGTACCTCAAGGAGCTGGCGCAGAAGTACTGGGAGGAGAACAACGGAACGAGGGAAGAATTTATCAAAACATTTGGGAGGAATTACCTGTGAATAAATTTAGAAATAAAAAGATTTTTACGACAGCCGGAAAGTTTGACAGCAAGAGAGAAATGCATCGCTATTTAGAGCTGGCGGCGATGCAAGAAGCGGGGGAAATCACAGGGTTAGAGCGACAGGCTAGATACATCCTTATAGGTAGCCAGAAACGAGAGGATGGCACTACAGAACGCCCTGTATCCTATACAGCAGATTTCCGCTACACAGACAAAGAAGGGAAAATTGTTGTTGAGGACGTAAAATCTCCACGCACAAGAAAAAATCCGGAGTACATTATCAAACGCAAATTGATGCTTGAACGGTATGGTATCACGATCAGGGAGGTGGCGTAATGGGAAAAGTAGGAGACTCAGAAGCAAAAAAAGCGGCGAAGACACTCAGGAAGTATTGCAATAAACACAAGTATTGCGAGAGATGTGTTTTTGATATGGGAAATGTGACTAGGAACTGCCTACTGGTCAATAAACTGCCGTTTGACTGGATAAAATAGCTGGACACCCTCCGGGGTTAAGGATAGATACACATTACAGCAACACGTTAACGGTTCCATGAGGAGCTATATGCCATTGATTCCTCCGGATTTATTCCGGAGGGGAAAGGGAAGAAAATGATGGTAGAAGAAAAAGTGGAATGGAAAGCAGCACAAAAACCCGTTGCTATTGTCGGCGCCGCGTTTATTACCGTTGGCGGAGAGTTAAAAGGGAAACCGTTAGCTATTGAAGTGAAAATGGATAGTGGGGAAACAACTTTATATGAGCGAATGGTTGACTATAACAATTTAGAACAACTGAGAAAAGAGGAATAAAAATGCCATATGGTCTGAAAGACGAAGATTTTGCTAAAATACAAAACAAAATAGTGAAAAAACTATATGAAATACCAAGCCTTGACCGAGCCACATTTTTAGTAGAATGTACAGAGCAGGAACTAAGGGAAGCAATGAGCGAACTGCGTAAAATACCCAAATCAAAGGGAAAAATAGAAGCTATAGAAAGGAAACTGAGAAACAGAGGATATAAAAATAAAAAAACAAAGTTTTTCCCAAGCGACTTGGCGGAAAAGAGATTTGCGAGGGAGTGGACGAAAGTGTGCGGAAGAATAAGGGGGGGGATGAAAGATATTAGAGGACAAACGATATATTTGCGAAGGGGGCAGGGCGATGAAAGAATATATAAAATGCCCGGAATGCCCAAGGTGTAAACCACGGCCCGGCAAAAGAGACGGGGTCAAATGGGGTATATGCGATGACGGCGGAAATATGGTCTACCTGGAACCAAGAAAAATAAAAAGAGCCAGAGGAAGTGGGTATATACATAAACCGATATCTAGTTGCGAGATGTATGAGAAGGGAGAATGAGAAGATGCTAGAGAATGAAAAACAACGTGAAGATAAGTTTAGACTGAAAAGACAGCTCGAAATTATCTTTGATGCATTAAGCAAAGACATTGATTGCAAGCGCCCTCAATGCGGAAGAAAGACAATTCCAGATGGCTACCCGAGTATATCGGAAAAATTCATGAATGGCGAAATAAGTGAGGACGAATTTGTGGAGCGGTATAACCGGTTGGTTGAGCAGGAAGCTGAAAAACACTGGGAACCGGTCGAACCGCATGAGCATATTTAAGAGGAGAGAAAATGAAGTTTATTGATTTTTTTGCCGGAATCGGAGGGTTCCGCAGAGGCATGGAATTAGTGGGGCATGAATGTGTCGGGTTTTGCGAATTCGATAAATTTGCAACCGCAAGTTACACATCAATGCACCTGCTTACATCAGAGCAAAGAGAACGTTTAAATGAAATGCCTTTAAAACAACGGAAAAAAGAAATATTGAAGGAGGAATACAGAAATGGAGAGTGGTATGCAAATGACATTAGAAGAGTATATGCCGGAGACATTCCAAGAGCAGATTGCTGGTGTTTCGGATTCCCGTGCCAAGACATCTCCGTTGCAGGAAAACAGCTTGGATTTCAAGGGAACCGTTCAAGCTTGTTTTTCAGAGTTATGTACCTTATCGGACAACTCGAAGAAGAAAATAAACCCACTTACCTTTTCATTGAGAACGTTAAGAATTTGCTTAGTGTTAATGGAGGATGGGATTTCGCCAGACTGCTCATTGAAATGGAGCAGAGGGGGTATGATGCAGAATGGCAGGTGCTCAACTCCAAAGATTTCGGAGTGCCACAGAACAGAGAAAGGTGTTTCATTATCGGGCATCTTAGAGGCAGAGGCTCCACAAAAATATTTCCTATCGAAAGAGCAGACGGAGAAAATAGTATTCAAATAATTGATCACAAAGACGGATACAGAAAAAATACGCAGGTATTTGCACCTGATGGAATTACAGAAACTCTTGATACTGGTCAAGGTGGTGGGCGAGGGCATCATGTAGCATTGCCGTGTTTTATAGATTTGCGCAACAGTGGAACAGAAACAACTAGCATTGCCAGATGCTTGCAAGCAAGATATCAAAAAGGATGTGGAACGTATAAAGCGCAAAATAGCGGTATTGCAATTCCAGTTTTAACACCTGACCGAGCAGAAAAGCGTCAGAATGGACGGAGATTCAAAGAAAATGGTGAGCCGATGTTTAAACTTACTGGACAGGATAGACACGGAGTGGCGATTGAACCGATTGGAGTTATTGATTCGCAGGGCATAAAAGTAGCCGAAGCAACAAAGCAAGGCTATTCCGAGTGTAGAGTAGGCATTGATAACGTGAATTTATCAGTTCCAGGAAGTAAAACAAGAAGAGGACGAGTTGGACGTGATGTTGCAAATACATTAGATACCAGTTGCAATCAAGGGATTTTTGTGCAAGTTTCAGAAGAGTTGACCATATATGCTGTCTGGTATGAAAAATACCAGTGCTACATAGCAATCAGAAAGCTGACACCGAAAGAATGCTTTAGGCTGCAAGGTTGGACAGATGACTATTTTGAAAAAGCAGAGTTTGTTAATTCTGATAGTCAATTATATAAACAAGCAGGAAACGGCGTAACTGTAAATGTAATAAGAGCTATTGCAGAAAAAATAGGTGAAAAAGATGGATACACGAAATCACGAACATTGCAAAGACAAAACGGCGCATGAGCATATTTAGGAGGAACAAAAATGGACAGAAAAGAAATAATGAACGCATTAGAAAGAATCAGAAAAGCCTGTACAGGAAGGTGTGAGGAGTGTAAGTTTGGAACAATAGAAGAAATGTGCAAGCTAAAAGAAACAAATCCGGATGAGTGGACACCTGAAGCTATGGGATTTAGGTGTAGAGACTGCGAGTATAAAGCATCTGAATGCTGCGAGAGGTGCGGCGTTCTTGCCCGTCCTGACGTTATTATGGGGGTCCGCTACAGAGCTATTGACGGAATACCAAGCCAAGAGCCTTACGAGGTAGTTGTAAGGCTGACAAACGGAAATACGGTTATGTATCGGCGAGTGAACTAAAACAAAAAGGAGGGAGAAAGAAAATGGAGAAAACAAAAACAGCTACAATAATTCCTTTTGAAGAAGCGGCATACAAGGAACACGTAGTCGAAGCAGAAATTGTAGTTCACGGAAGCCAAGAAAAACCATATTACGAAATTAAATACAGAAAAGCTGGAGAAGCTGATTACAGCATTGGATATTCGTCTTGCAATCTAGATATAGTATTTGAATTTTTAGATAAATATTTTGTATTTGATAATAAAAGATAGGAGAGCTAATATGAGTACAGTAAGTAACGTGATAGCCATAATATGGGCAGTGATTGCTTTGTCGGAATGGATACTGGCAGAAGAAAAAGAAGATAAGATTTATGCAGCAGTAATGATGATATTAGCGATGATTACGCGGAGGTAAGAAAATTGAGCAATCCCAAACACGACTGGTACGGGCACGCAGTAAAGCAGGTAAAAAAATACCCAGACAAACTGATTGCAGAAAATACAGCTCAGTCAGCCCTATGGATGTACGCTATTAACAAGGCGATAAGGCAGACAGAGGGCATGGACAACGGTGAGGACAGAATGAAAGCTGTACAGCTGGTATATTTTGAGGACAGATACACGATAGCAGGGGCGGCGGATAAGCTTGGATATGCAGAAATGACTATACGCAGATGGCTTAGTGCTTTCGCTAATTTGGCTGGGAAATATGCGGGATATTAGAGAGGGAGAATTATCTCCCTCTCTTTTTTATGTTTGTCTAACATGGCTTAAAAGATGTCGTACAATACACTTGTACGGACGAGTGCTGGTAGCTTTTTGTGAGACATAACCTCCTCTATCTTTTTGTGGTAAAAGTGTAAACTCTCACCCGCGTAAAAGAGAGTACATAAGACACCTATCCCACGGTGCCTTGTGTCCCATACAGGTTGCGGGGTCTACAAGTGTTTAGAGACCAGCCGCTTATTAGTCTTACCCCGGCGGCTGTTAAGGTGCAATTCCTTATGCTTGTATTTGGTTGCATTATGCAACTGATGTAAACGATTTTTTTCATATTTTCTTTCCTTCCATATAACCCCGTAAACAATCCATTACGGGGTTATGGTTGTATTTAGGAGGTGACCCCAAAATGGGATAAGTAAATACCAGGAGTGGCTGACCCAAGAAGGGTTGCTTAAGATAGAGGGATGGGCACGAGATGGATGCACAGACAAAGAGATCGCGGCAAACATCGGTATTAATCCAGATACCTTGTATACATGGAAGAAAAAATTCCCAATTTTAGCCGATGCCTTAAAAAAGGGGAAAGATGTTGTGGACAGGCAGGTGGAAAAAAGCCTATTACAACGGGCACTGGGGTATAGCTACGAGGAGACGAGTGAAAAGTACGAAGGCGGAGTAATGACGGAGCGAAAAGTAACAAAGAAGCACGTTGCGCCAGATACGACAGCACAAATATTCTGGCTAAAGAACAGAAAACCAGAACAATGGCGTGATAAGCCACAGTCAGAGAGTGCAAGTGATAAAGCACTGGCGAAAGCTATTGAAATCCTTGGGGGTGCCGATAGTGCCATTGACTAGCAAACAGGCAGAATACCTGCAAGGCTGTAACCGCCGTTGGAACGTAAAGACCGGGGCGACAGGCTCCGGGAAATCCTTTGTTGACTACGCAGTCGTAATTCCTCAACGCCTGACACATCTAAAAGGATTAGGGTTGGCTGTGATGCTTGGCAACACCCGCGGCACGCTACAACGTAACATACTTGACCCCATGCGGGAGATTTGGGGCGAGGAGCTAGTTGGCGAGATACGCAGTGACAACACAGTACAGCTATTTGGCAAAAAAGTATATGCACTAGGTGCTGACAACAAGAAGCACGTTGCAAGGATACAGGGAGCAACGATTGAGTACGCTTATGGCGATGAGGTAACGACGTGGAATCAAGAAGTATTTGAGATGTTAAAATCTCGTCTCAGAACATCACACAGTCACTTTGATGGAACTTGCAACCCGGCGGGACCAAAGCACTGGTTTAAGGGCTTTCTGGATTCCGATGCAGATATATTCCAACAGGCGTACAACATACACGATGGTTGTCTGCCTCCGGCGGTAGTAGACGAGCTAATAAAAGAGCACTCCGGCACGCACAGGTATCAACGCTACATACTAGGCAACTGGGCAGTAGCCGAGGGACTTGTATACGATATGTTTTCGGAGGAAAGGCACGTCTGTAAAGCAAAGACCAGCGGAGAGATAATTGTTAGCTCCGACTTTGGTATGCAGAACGCTACCGTCTTCTTGATCTGGCAGAAAAGAGTAGATACTGGCAACTGGCACTGTCTACGAGAGTATTATTACTCAGGCAGAGAGAACAACCGCATGAAGCCGGTCAGTGCGCTAGTAAAAGGACTAGAGGACACGCTAAGCGGGCAGAAAGATGATTTAGTGATCGTTGACCCATCCGCCACCGCTCTCATCGTGGAGTTACGTAGCAAAGGGCATAAAGTCAAAAAAGCAGATAACACTGTTAACGATGGGATAGCAGACGTTGAGACGTTGCTAACACAAGACAAGTTATCGTTTGACCCGTCTTGCACGCACACGATCGAGGAGTTTGGCATCTATGCATGGGACCCAACGGCGGCTGACAAAGGCAGGGACGCAGTTATAAAACAGTCAGACCACGCGATGGATGCTATCAGGTATCTTGTAAAAACATTAAAACTCGTTAAGCGCAGCCGAACAAGACAATACAAATCAATTCTAGGGTGATAACAATGCATCTATCATATCAAGATTTTGTTGCCGCAAAAGACAAAGGGCAATTTATAAATCAGTTTATAAAATTCCACGAGAGCACAGGAGCATACAAAGAGGCGTTAAGGGCGGACAAGTATGACGCACAGGAAAACGAGACTATCTTGCAGTTTCAGCGTGTTTACTACACTTTATTGGGTCAGAAAAAAGTGGACAATTTCTCATCCAATGCACAGATATGCTCTAATTTTTTTCACAAATTAAATACACAACGCTGTTCGTACAGCCTAGGAAACGGTGTCTTTTTTAATGACATGAATGTTAAGAAAAAACTGGGCAAACAATTCGACAGGCGGATTAAAGAGGCGGCATACAACGCATTAATCCATGGCCAGTCCTTCCTTTTTTGGAATGTGGACCACGTGCACGAATTTCCATTTACGCAGTTCGCCCCAATGTGGGACGAGGACACAGGGGCGTTGATGGCGGGTATACGATTCTGGCAGTTAGACGAGCAGAAACCGTTTAAGGTTGTACTGTACGAAGTAGATGGCTACACAACTTACAGTGCAGAAAGCAAATTTGGGGAATTAAAAGAGACCGCTCCCAAACGGGCATACAGACAGAGGGTGGAGGTTGCTAATAATTTGGAACCTGAAATCATCGGGGAAGAAAACTATAGTAGCCTCCCTATTGTACCAATGTTTGGAAACAAAAGGCATATAAGCACCCTGAGGGGGATGCGGTCAAAAATTGATGCCTACGACGCGGTACAAAGTGGTTTTGCCAATGATTTAGACGACTGTGCGCAGATGTATTGGCTCATTTCTAACGCTGACGGTATGACAGATGACGAGTTGGCGGAATTTAGAGACCGACTCAAGTTCCAGCACATCGCAAAGGCCGAGGAAGGGCAGGTACAGGCGTACACGCAAGAGCCGCCATATACCGCTAGAAAAGAGTTTCTCACGCAGATGCGGTCAGAGATTTATGAGGACTTCGGGGCATTGGACGTACACGCCATAGCCGCCGGAGCAACAAACGATCATATCGACGCAGCATATCAGCCACTAGACGATAATGCAGATGATTTTGAGTACTTTGTGGGCGACGCGATTGAGAAGATTCTGGAGCTTGCAGGGATTGACGACGAACCGCAATTTAAGCGGAACAGAATCAGTAACGAGAAGGAACGGACAGACATGGTTCTCGAGGCGGCAAATTATCTGGATGAAGAAACCATCCTGAAAAAATTACCGTTTATCGCACCGGAGGAAGTGCCGGACATTTTGGCAAAGTTGGACGAAGAATCATATAACCGCTACACAGAACCGATTGAACCCGATACGCCGGAAGATAACCCGGAAGGGGATGAATAACTATGTATCCATCCGACAAGTGGACAGAGCAGGAGCTACAAAAGTTAGAAAAACGGCTGACAGACGTATATAAGCAGGCTGAAAAAGAGCTTGACGGCAAAGCGAGAAACTATTTTAAACAGTTTTCCAGGCGATACGCTAAAGAATACGCGGCATACCAGGCAGGAAAGTACAGCAAAAAAGAGTTTGAAGCATGGCTGATGAATCAGTATGGCAGAGGGCAGAGGTGGGAGGCGCTCCGCGAGGACATGGCACGGCGGCTGACAGAATCAAACCAGATTGCCGCGGCATACATTAACGAAAGCACCCCTCTTGTGATCGCTCTTAACCGTAACTTTGAGGCGTACATGATTAAATCTCTTATACCTGATAAACAGATAAAAGAGATCGGAGATATTGCTTTTAATCTAGTTGACGAACACACGGTTAAACGGCTGACGGTCAGAAAGCAGAAGATTCTTCCACCGCGTAGGGTACTAAAAAGCAAGGATGTGCATTGGAACAAAAAGAAATTGCAAAATGCACTACTGCAAGGGATTTTACAGGGCGACAGCATAGGAAAGCTCGCAGGGCGATTCCAAGACGTTACAGGCATGAATCATACTGCAGCAATTAGAAACGCTCGCACAGCGTTCACAGGGGCGCAGAATGGGGGCAGGCAGGCGGCATACGAGGGAGCCTACCAGATGGGAATTGATGTAGTTAAGCATTGGACAGCAACAAAGGACTTGAGGACACGAGACAGTCATAGAGCGTTAGACGGTGAGGAAGTACCGTTTAATATGGCTTACTCCAATGGTCTCATGTATCCGGGAGACCCAAGCGGAATCCCAGCGGAAGTTTATAACTGTCGTTGTACGCAGAGAACTGCACTGCCTACCGAACTGGCACAACCGCGAATGATACGCGTCAGAAACCCAGAGACAGGCAGAAACGAAGTCGTAGAAGACATGACCTACTATGAATGGTTAGCAACGCAAAGGGGGCAAATATAATGGCGGATATTGATGTTGTAAGTCATGTAGACGAAGTAATTTTAAAGACCACCATGGCACTTGCGAGGGCATTAGAACAGGCAGGAGCCGCCGCAGAGGGACACGCAAAAGAACTTTGCCCGGTCGATACAGGCGCGTTGAGAAATAGTATTACGCACCAGACCGACTTGGAGAATCTCACGGAAATAATAGGCAGTAACGAAGAATATGCCGCCTATGTAGAGTTGGGAACTGGCGTGTATTACAAAGGTGGACGAAAAACCCCATGGACTTATCAGGACGATAAGGGACAATGGCATATCACAAACGGTCAGAGGGCACAGCCGTATTTAAAACCGGCGGCGGCAAATTACGCAAAAGAATATACAGCAATTATTGCAGACGAATTAAAAGGAGCGATGGGATAATGGACAGATTGTCTTTACTCATCAAGGCAAAGGAAACGGCAGAGTATTTTACTGATAAAAAGTTTAAATACTCGCAGAATGTGGCGAATAGCTGGGCGGGTGCAAAGAAGAAAAAGGTAAGTAATTGTGCGTCATATGTATGCTATTGCCTACAGCAATTAGGCATCCTTAAACCGGGACAACTGTTTTATTGCAACAAGAACGGAACAGTTGTCTATAAGGGCGCAGGAACAAAAGCGGCTATATCAAAACGATATAGATTGATAAAAGTAAATAAATTACCCCGGGATTATAAAAACAAATTAAAACCGGGAGACATTTGCTTTTACCGCCTACACACCAATATTTTCGCAGGAATAAACGAGAGCAATAAAATGGTGTGGTGGGACGCCGGAAAGGCTAGCACAAATACTAAAAAAGCAGGCGGAACATATAAAAAAATACACAGAGTTATCAATGGAAATCAGAAGATTTTATATGTGTTGAGATGGAGGTAAAAAATGAAAAAATTATTTATTAGTCAGCCGATGAAAGGTAAATCAGATGAGGAAATCTTAAAAGAGAGAGAAAACGCAATTAAAAGCGCAGAAAAACTGTTAGGGGAGCCAGTAGAGATTATTGATTCGTTTTTCCAGTCAGCTCCTGCCGATGCCAGACCACTTTGGTTCCTAGGAAAATCGCTTGAATTATTATCAACTGCCGATATTGCATATTTTGCAAAGGGATGGGAAAAGGCGAGAGGATGCAAGATTGAAAACGCCTGCGCCATTGAGTACGGGATTACAGTGATCGAAGATTATAAAGGAGAAAAATATGGCACAGAAAAAAATTATTGACGTGTCGACATACAACGGCACAATCGACTGGAAGAAAGTAAAGAAATACGGTTGTGATGGTGCGATCATTAAGATTATCCGCAAGGATTTAGGCAAAGATAAAAAATTTGAAGAGAACTATAAAAAATGTGAGGAGTTAGGCATTCCATGGGGCGTGTATAACTACACATACGCAACTACAGTGGCGAAAGCTAAGTCAGACATGAAACTTGTATGCGACATCCTAGACAAAATTAGTAAGAAACATTTTAAATACGGCGTTTGGTTTGACATCGAAGACAAAGTACAAGCTAAGCTGACAAAGGGCATGATTGCATCAATCATCAACGCGGCACAGACTGTCGTTGAGTCAAGAGGCTATAAATTTGGCGTTTACACTGGCAAATCATACTTTGCGGAGCATATTGATAAAAACAAGGTCAAGTGTAAAAACTGGTGGATTGCACGCTATTACAAAGGCGATAACCGCATGACATTTAAGGCAACGCCGAACAAATCTTATAAACCTGCAAACGTACCTGATCTCATGGCATGGCAGTATACCAGCTCTGGTGTGTTCCCGGTTAAGGTTTCAACCGGCAACGGCGGCAAGTTTGATTTAAATATTTTATATCATGACTTCCCTGCGAAGGCACAGAAGGAAGAAACGAAAAAGGGTAACTACACTGGGAAATTCCCTGAGTTGCCGCCACGCGGATACTACAAGTTTTTAGACGGTATCACAGTGCTAAAAGACGCGCAGAATGAAATTACAAAAATGCAGGATTTTCTGAACTGGGCAGTTGGAGCGAAATTAAAAACCGATGGCAAGTATGGAGAGAAGACGGAAGACGCGGTAAGAGTTTTCCAGTCACACTGTAACTTGAAAATTGATGGCAAGTTTGGGGCAAATTCCCTCAAAGCCGCGAAAGAATTTAGCAAGTAATCACGAAGTACTGTGATTTACATATAAAGTCATTTAGGGAAAGAAATCCCTCAAAGAAAAGGAGCAATCAAATGGCATTAACAAGAGCTTTTTTAAAGAGCATGACACTTACAGATGAACAAATTTCCGCGATTATCGAGGAACACTCTGCAACCGTTACAGGTTTAAAAGGCGAGATCACTAAATACAAAGAGGATGCAGAGAAAGTCCCAGACCTCCAGAAGAAATTGAAGGACTATGAAAAGGACGACTGGAAAGGCAAGTATGAGAAAGAACACGCAGGTTTTGAGAGTTACAAAGCCGAACAGGACAAGAAAGCGTCCTACAGCGCGAAAGAAGCCGCGTATAAGAAGATGCTTGAGGAGTCCGGCGTGTCCAGTAAAGTAATTAACCTTGCATTAAAAGCATCAAAAGAGACTATTGATAATTTAAAAATCGGAACTGACGGCAAATTTGAGAATGCAGCAGAAGTAGAAAAAGGCATCAAAGAAGCGTATGCCGATTATATTACAACTGAAAAAACTCAGGGCGCTAATGTATCAAATCCACCGGGAGGAGAACCGGGGAAAATGACCAAGAAAGAAATCATGGAAATTAAAGATGCAGGCGAACGTCAGAAAGCGATTGCGGAAAATCACGAACTTTTTGGATTTTGAAAGGAGTAAACAATGCCAGGAGTAACTACTAGCACTGTATTAAATACAGATAGCACCCTCAAAGCGAGAGAAATTGATTTTGTAACAAGATTTGAAAAAAACTGGGATGCATTAAGAACCATCTTGGGAATCGTTAGACCTATTAGAAAAGAGCCGGGCACTAGCTTAGTAACCTACGAAGCGCAGATGAAAGATGAAGCTTTACAGGGCGGCGCAAGTGTGGGCGAGGGAGAGGCAATCCCTTTTACGCAGTTTAAAGTTGTGGAAAGTAAGAGAGAAGATATTGTCGTAGAAAAATACGCTAAATCTTTAACTCTTGAGTCTGTGGCAAAATGGGGCGCAACCGTTGCGATTGAAAAAACAGATGATGCCTTTATGGTTGAGCTGCAGAACAAGGTTTTAAAGGATTTTTACACATTTTTAAAAACCGGAACATTAAAAGGAACACAGAAGAAATGGCAGAAAGCACTTGCAATCGCAAAAGGTGCTGTACTTAATAAATTCGCAGGAATGAACAGAAATGTAACCGAAGTCGTAGGATTTGCAAACGTAATGGATTTTTACGACTGGTTAGGTGATAAAGAGATTACTGTGCAGACAATGTTTGGTTTACAGTATATCAAAAATTTCTTCGGTTTCTCCACGCTGTTCCTTCTCCCTGACGACTATATTCCGGCAAAAACCGTCATTGCAACACCGGTGGAAAATATTGATCTATATTATATTGATCCCGGCGACAGCGATTTTAAAAAACTTGGGCTTGACTACACGACATCTGGCGAAACAAATCTGATTGGATTTCACGCAGGCGGCAACTATACAAACGCCACAGGCGAAACATACGCCATTATGGGCATGAAACTGTGGGCAGAATACCTTGACGGTGTTTGTGTAGTTACCGTTGGAACTACAGAAACTATCCCGGAAGTATCAAGTTTAAGTGGAAAATAAAAGGGGTTGATTGAGTGCTTTATGAAATCATGAATCACATTCACAATTTCTTCCCGGTCAAGGGGGCGGCGATCACAGGCAAAATAACAATCGGGGATTGGATTTTCGACACACACATAGATGCGACAGTAGACACCAAAGACTTGCGTTATTCCGGCACCGCGATTCGTCTCCCTTTGCAGGACGGGCAGTATTATTTAATTAGTGGCTCCATATTTAATGACGGGGTTTATCAGTATCACAAAGGCGATACTGCCCCGTTACAAGAGGAGACGTTTGATGGCGTAGTGGTTCCACTGGCTATCCCTAAACCGTTTTTATCACTGGTGGACGAAATCAGCGAGTGGCAGGCGAAAAACGGCAATTTAGGGGCGTATCAGTCGGAGTCATTTGGCGGTTATTCGTACAGCAGGGCAACAAATAGCAAAGGCGAGACCTACACATGGCAAGATGCCTTTAGGGCACGCCTGAACCCATGGAGGAAAATGGCATGAGTTTAATCAATGAATTTTTACAAGATTGCATACTCATGGATAAAAAGCGTACTTCTGACGGTGAGGGTGGATTTATCACCGAGTGGGTCGAGGGCGCTAAAATACAGGCGGCAATAGTCCGAGATACCTCCATGTCTGCCAGAGTGGCGGAAAAAGAGGGTGTAACAGCAACATATACAATTACTACAGCTAAAACAGTAAAGCTAGGCTATCATGATGTATTAAAAACAAAAGACGGAAAAATTTTTAGAGTTACATCAAATGCAGGGGAGAAAGAATCTCCTGCATCATCCAATTTAGACATAGCGCAGGTTATGGCGGAGAAGTGGGAGCTGACGTCATGACCCCAACAGCGGCACTGTATCAATTTTGGTCATCCTTCGGCATAACTGCATATCCGTCTAACAGAGTGCCGGAGGACACCACATTTCCTTTTATCACATATGAGCCGATTATAGCAAATTGGTGGACAGGCGCAGCCGCCGCTAGTACTGTAAACATTTGGTATCACACAGAATCTGAGGCAGTCCCAAACAAAAAGGCAAAAGAAATCAGCGACAAATTGCAAGGGGGCACCACGGTAAAATGCGATGGCGGATTTATTTTCCTGTCGCAGGACCAGCCGTGGACTCCTTTGGTTGATGAAGCCGACTCGTCGATAGTACGCAGATACACAGCAATAACTATGCAATTTATAACTATTTAACGAGGTGAGCAAATGAAGTATACACAGGTACCTTCTGACCTTTTTAAAAAAATACAGATTAACGCCGGTATTATTGTATCAGCCTTTGAGCCAGAAACGGGTGCCATAACAACAACTAACATCCTCATGGCAACCAGCGGCGGTTGTAGCTTTAGCGCAGAGCCATCCTTTACGGATTTCGGCGAAGATATTGACAACGTACCCAAAAATACGATGGAACTCAAGGAAATCGAATCTATTGAGGTAAAATTATCAGGCACAGCCGTTACAATGGATACCGCGCAGGCTAAAAGTTTTATGGCGGCGGCAGACGTAGCAGGAAACAAAGTAACCCCAAGGGCAGATTTAAAGGCAGAAGATTTTAAGGATATTTGGTGGATCGGTGACTATTCGGACGAAAATTCCGGGGATTCCGCCGGATTTATCGCAATCAAAATCATGAACGCTCTCTCAACGGGCGGATTTAAGATTAAATCAGATGATAAATCCAAAGGAAATTTTGATTTTGAATACACAGGACATTATAGCATTAAGAACGCAGAGACAGTACCTTACGAGGTCTATATCAAAACAGGCGAAGCGGCGTAGGAGGTAAAGCATGAAATTATCAGATTTAACAGCAGAACAGGGTTTAGAAGCAATCGCAAATTCTCTCGAATGCATCGGCAACATCGCAGACGATGATGACGCGCTTAAGCTGTGCCAGGAACTTGTGCCGCGGGAAGGCGAGAAATATATCAAAGTCTTTGCTAGGGGCGCCAAAACAGCCCCTAGACTGTTAAAAACACACAAAGATGATGTAATCGGAATCTTAGCGGCGTTTGAATTACAGACAGTCGAGGAATACAAGAAAAAGCACAAATTAATGGATGTTATCAAGGGTATGGTTGACCTTGTCAACGAACCGGAGGTACGTCAGCTTTTTTTCTCAGTGCCAACAGGCGCAACAGACGGACACTTTGGAGATGCGCAGGAGAATACAGAGGAAAAAGCGTAAAAGGCTTCCTGCTGTATGTCAAAGCTAAGATTTTAGACGATACAGAGGAATTAATTTACAAGCGATACATGGCCGATGGGCTGAAATATGTAACCGAAAGTATTTCGCAGGCGTTCGGCGGGAAATATCTCTACGTATCGTTTGTTGATTTAATTGATAATGATAAAAAACAAACAGCAACAAAGACTGGCGAAGAAATAGCCGCGGACGTCATTAAAAAAGCCGGATTGGTGGTGGAATAATTGAATGTAATGGAGTTGTTTGTCACTCTGGCAATCAAAGACACCGCATATAAGCAGGGGCTAAAAGACGCAGAAGGTAACGCCAGCTCGTCCACATCAAAAATCGGCGGGGCATTTAAAACAGTCGGGAAGGCGGCTAAAACAGCCATGGCGGCTGGTTCTGCCGCCGCCGTTGCATTTACAAAAACGTCAATAGATTCCGGAATGAATTTTGATACCGCGATGTCTCAGGTAGCAGCTACTATGGGAACAACCGTAGATAAAATAGGGAATGTCGAAGCCAAGGCTGAGGAAATGGGGCGCACTACAAAGTACACCGCGACGGAAGCAGCCGAAGGCATGAACATTCTTGCCCAAGCCGGCTTGTCGGCTGACGAACAGATTAGGGGTATCGGAACGGTACTTAACCTTGCCTCTGCCGGTGCTATGAGTCTGGAAGAATCGGCATCGTATACCGCCGGAGCTGTAAAGGGCTTTGGCGACTCGATGGGCAACGCATCTTATTATGCTGATTTAATGGCAAAGGGTGCTACTCTTGCTAATACGAACGTAAGAGGTCTTGGAGAAGCTTTTTCCGGTTCTGCCGCCACAGCGAAAAACTACGGCCAAGCGGCGGACAGTGTCACGCTTTCCTTGCTCCGCTTGGCAGAGCAGAACGTAACAGGTTCTGAGGCATCTACGGCGTTAAATAGGGCAATGGCAGACCTATATACTCCGACTGACGACGCATCAAAAGCATTAGATCAGTTAAAGGTATCCGCTTATAAAACAAACGGCGAAGCAAAAGACTTTAACGACCTCGTAGACGAGCTGAATGGCTCTTTACAGGGTATGACAGCGGAACAAAAAAACAACGCTCTTGCTACGATTTTTACAACGCAAGGTTTGCAGGCATTTAACAAAATGACCGCATCAAGTGATGCGACTGTGCAAAAATTTTGGAAAGGAATACAGGATTCTTCCGGCTCCGCGGCACAGCAGGCGGCTACGCAGCTAGACAATCTAAAAGGTGATATAACCTTGCTATCTAGTGCTACAGAGGGCTTAGAACTGGGTTTTTACAATACTTTTTCGGGCGCTATCCGTGGTGCCATTAAAGGTGTAACAAGCGAGGTTAGTGGATTAGCTGAGGCGATGGAATCCGGTGGCATAAGTGGCGCTCTTTCCAAACTGGCACAAGATGCGATTAATTTTAGTGGTCAGTTGCCGGGGCTGACAAAAATCGGCGGCGACCTCATAAACGGTTTAATTTCGAGTGTTACTCAAAATTCTGGCAGTATTACAACTGCTGTCAGCCAACTGTTAAATAATCTTGCCTCTACGATTTCTACAGGGCTAAATGTATTTACATCGGTCGGAGTTAATTTGCTGACAGCTATCGCCAGCGGCATGACTCAAGGTATCCCAACCTTTTTGGGGCAGGCATTGCCAATGCTGGCACAATTTACAGAGTCATTGAGGAGCAACGCAGGCAAACTAATAAATGCAGGCCTGACACTTATCCAGAATATCGCTCAAGGGCTGATTAATTCTATTCCTGTACTGATTGCATATGTACCTACAATCATAACAAATTTAGCTGGCATTATTAACGATAACGCGCCAAAAATCCTTGCAACAGGAGTAACGATCATAACAAATTTGGCGATTGGCTTAGTTCGCGCGATTCCATTATTAATTGCTAATTTACCGAAGATTATCACAGCAATCGTAAGTGTATTTACAGCGTTTAACTGGTTTTCACTTGGTAAAAACATTGTTACCGGCATAATAAAAGGGGTCAAAAATCTCCCATCGCTCTTAAAGACTGCTGCTAAAAATGCCGTAAACGGATTTAAAGGGGCATTTAGGGGCAATGGTATTTTATCCGCTGTTAAAGGGGCATTTACTAAGATACCGTCAGCTGTAAAGAGCATCTTTACCAAGGCAGTATCCCTTGTAAAAAGCTTCCCTGGACGATTTAAGAGTGCCTTAAAGTTTAGCTGGTCTCTACCGCATCTGAACTTGCCACATTTAAGTGTTTCCGGCGGAAAAGCTCCGTTTGGTATTGGTGGAAAGGGTTCCCTGCCGTCATTCCACATTAGCTGGTACAAAAAGGCTATGGAAAGTCCATATGTATTTTCTGATGCCACATTGTTTGGGGCAGGAGAAGCAGGAGATGAGATGCTGTACGGTCGTAGCAGGCTGATGAGTGACATTAGAGAGGCAACACAGGGAACAAAAAACGATGTAACTATTAACGTAACCGTAAACGGTGCAGATAACCCAGAAGAATGGGGAAGAAGAATGGCAAGCGAGCTTAGAAGGCAGGTGAAAATGGCATAATGGCAAAGAAAAATAAAAAATCTGCTGCTCCCAGCGGTCTGTCTATATCGAGAGACAATCTGAAATTTACAATATCTTGGAAAATACCGGCGAAAAAATATGAGGATGGACAGTGGCTGTGTTATCGTCTACATACAAAAAACGCCGGTGCATCCAAATGGGATTGGACAAAGTGGAAGAAAATAGATGTGGGAAAATCAGCAACCAAAAAAACAGTAGCACTTGATGCAAAAAATTATTATCCTGTCTCATCAAAATTATTAAATGCGATAGAGTTTAAGGTAAAGGGCAAAACAAAAAGTGATAAAAAGCATACCTATACAGCCGCACATTCCACAAAGACATTTACCATTTATGCACCAAATGCCCCTTCCGTTTCTTATTCTCTTGATGATACTGGCGCAAATAAAGGTGCCTTTACTTGGAGCACATCATACGAGGCGAATGATGCGAGACATTTCGCAAAAACACAGGTACAGACTGCATTAATGACAAACTATAAAGGTGCTATTGCAAACGCTCGCTTCGCCAATTCGGCTTATACAGGGGCTTCTGGTACATGGGAAATAACAGAGGATGGTTCCCCAACACAGAGTAAGACGTTTTGCCGTATTGTAAGGGCAAAATCGAGAGGATGTGCCGGGGATTCCGGTTGGGGCTATGCATACCATTATTACAGCATCCCAGAGCGTCCAAACATACAGAGCACAGGGAGCAAAGAGATAGGCTCTTCTAGCCGCTATGTATGGGCAAACTGGGTGCAGGCATCGCCGCAGGACCGCCCTGTGGATTCCATGGAACTGCAATATGCCATAGACACGCCAGAAAGTGGAGAAAGGTATACTGGCACATCGTGGAGTACAGGAGTAACTGTTGCGTACCATGATTATACGGTGTCAGCAGATTTTAACACAGACGATGGCATAGCGGAAGACCAGATTATGTGGACAAGAGTGCAGAGTACGCATGATAAAAAATATGCGTACTCCGAGCCACGAGTAGCGGCACGAGGGGCTTTAAAATCCCCGTCATTTGATACGGTATCAGCGACAGGAACAACACTGACAATTAACAGCATTGAGCGCAACACGGAAGTGCCTGACGCTAAAACAGCCGTCTGGATGAAAATAGACAATGAAGAAAAAGGTATTATTGCAATCACCGACAAAGAGGGGACGATCACGGTTACGTGTCCGGACGTTTCCGGCGGCGCTGAATACCAGATTGCCCTCAAGAATTTTACCGGAACTTCTACGCCTCAGAATGGAGCGCCTGGCATTACCTACAAACTTAGCCCCCTCATGCAGTCAGGGTGGATTTACTCAGAGACAAGAAAAATTGCGGTTCCGCCGAAAAATATAACTGCAATGGCGGTAGCATCTGATACCGTAGAATTAACGTGGGATTGGTCATGGAAAAACGCAGATGCGGCTACTATATCATGGGCAGACCATGAGGACGCATGGATTAGTACGGACGCCCCAACTACTTATGACGTGGAGGACAGGGAGACCACATGGCATATCGGGTCCCTGGAATCGGCAAAAACATATTATTTCCGCGTAAGATTGCGGGATACGTCCGGGGACGAAGAAGTGTTATCTCCTTGGTCTGATACGGTTTCCGTATCGCTGAGTGAGACACCAACAACTCCTACGCTTGCAACAACGGAAAATTATCTCGCCATAGATGACACAGTTATTTGCAGTGTTGGCTACACCGGAAACAGCAAGGCGAGCATAAAAATAGCGGAAGCGGTTAACGATGAACCGGTCAAAGGTAACGATGGAAACGTTGTGGTTTTAATGATGTCTTCCGGTATGGAAACATTATCAGAAACGATTGAAAACATTAACAAAATCTATACTGCAAGCGGTCTTTTGGGCAATCTGTGGAACGTAGGAGAAATCCATTATTTAAAAGCAATGGTTACAGCACAGGGAGGTAAAGAGGGGGCATGGTCAGATTCTGTGGCTGTCGAAATTGTTGCAAAACCTACAATAGACAGCGTTTCAACAAATCTTGTTTCGGAAGCAACTACATATAATTCTGGCGATGTTACCACAGAAGCAAGTGACCAGACAGTACCAGAATCATCGGAAGGCACAACAAACTACCTAGAGCAGCTACCACTAACAATAGCCCCTTCCTTCGGGGATTCTGCTGGCACAGCAAAAGTAATGGTTGTCAGAGACGAGGATTATTATATTCTGCGCCCGGACGGATTAAAGGAACAGCATTTTGCCGGCGAAATTATTGCCAGTTTTACCGGTGGTGAAACAGATAACTACAGTATTGCCTTGGGCGACCTGATCGGGCAGATGGATGACGGTGCAAGGTACAGTATACAGATTGCATTTACAGATATTTATGACCATGTGGCAGAAAAAAAGATACCGTTTGTTGTGCGGTGGAAACATCAGCCGGAAGTGCCAACGGCCACTGTAAATACGATTGTAGACAATAAAACAGCAAGTATTGTTGTTACTAAACCAACTACATATGCTGATGGGGATACGTTTGATTTGTACCGGATGAGCGTAGACAGAGCAGAATTGATTCTGGAGAACGGAATCTATGGCCAGAAATATGTTGACCCATACCCTGCGCTAAACGAATACGGAGGCATATTGGTTGTAAATAAAACCGCCAACGGCGACTATATAACAGTAGATAGCTCGTTTGCATGGTTATACAACGAATTTTCGATAGCCCACGAAAAGGCAATCATTGATTTTGACAGTGAATCTATCGAAATCCAGTATAACCTTGATTTAGATAACTCATGGGATAAAGATTTTGAGAGGACAGTATACCTTGGTGGCTCTGTACAAGGCGACTGGAACCCTGCAGTCACTCGTGATTTAAAAATTGATGCAGTAAGTATCTCGCTAACAGAACCAACGATGATTGAGCAAATGAGACGCCTCGCAACGTAT